TTCACTGCGGATGATGGGAAGCGATATTCAAAATCCAAACTGCTTCCAGACCCCACTGGATACGCTTGCGTGATGTGCTGCGTCCCGCCCGTCGTGTCAAACGAACGAGCACGCTTCAGCGGTTCCGTGCCGTCTTCGGCACCATTCTTCTCGTACTGAATCGTGACTTGCCAAGCATCATCTCCGAGATAGCTGACGCTGTATTGCTCGGCACGCAGCTGCATTCCCTCGACGCCAGGGTATTGCCAATACTGCGCGTAGGTCGTGATTTGCGAGTTGATTTCCGCGTGCAATGCAACGTCATCAGACGTGCCGAAAACCTTGTACGATTTCACGTAGGACGACGCAGCCTTCTTGCCCTTGCGGACAATCGTCGCCTGCCGTGAGTCGCCGTCTTCAATCCAAGTGAGTGCCATTACGCTGCCACCGCCCCTTCGTCAGCCAAATGCCGTGTGTTCTTTGCGGTTTCCTCACTTGCCTTTGCAGTGCGTTCAGCAAGCGAAGAACCGAAGCCCATGCCGCCGAGGTTGACCGACGAGAACGTGCCAGCGACTTCGCTTTTGCTGACAGCTGATTCGGCACCGGCTGCGCCAGCACCAGCCATAGCAGCGCGTTCGCTTGGAGAAGCAGAGGCAGCGCCAGTGGCTTCGGCCACAGCCTCCGACGCATACTTTGCGGCGTCTCGTTCTTTGCCCCTAGCCGTGGCATCACCAAGAGCCGCTTCGGCGGCGAGCGTTGCCGCACGCCGCTCATCCGCAAGACGCTGGTTCTCTGCCTGACGTCCAGCCTTGTCCGCTTCGGCTCCAGCCATCACGGCATCAACTCGCTGCATGCGGTCCTTTTCGGCTTGTGCGTTCTCGACAGCAGCCTTGCTCGTGCGACCTTCAATGCCTGGACGCTCCTGCATCCGCTGTTCTGCCCGTGCAGCGTTTTCGTCTTTGATCGCCTGGACTCGAGTTTCTGTGTCCTTGGCTCCCGTGATAAATCCTTGCACGCGAGTCCACGCGATCTGGATGCCAGCGACAAGGTTGTCAAACGTCGCCATCACGCCGTTTGCGATGTTGTCGAAGAAGCCCATGATGAACGCACCCATCGTGTTCAGAATCGCAGCCGAGTCTGTGTACAGCTTGTCCCACGCGATATAGATGCCCGACCCGATGTCTGTGAACACGTCTTGAAACGCAGCAACCCACGGGTCAACGTAGGACATCAACGCTTCCGTGCCACGCAGCCAACCGGCGACCAGCCCCGCCCACAGCACATCCATCGCACCGGACAAGTCGCCAGCCGCCACGGCTTCGTAGACGCCGGTGAACGTGGTCGTTGCGGTTTTAGCAAGATCGCCAAGCACGACGATGCCGTCTGATACGGCAGTCGAGAAGCCGCCAGCAATCGCACCGCCCGCATCAGACACGTAGCCGGCAAGGCTAGAGAACGCACCAGTAATCTGCGGCCCGAACTGCTTGACGGCAATGCCGACGCCGACAGCTGCCGCAGACAAAAGGAGCAGCGGTGCCAACGGTGCGAGCCACGCCGCTGCCACCGCAGCGGCAGACGCCACAGAGCCAGCTACAGCCATCGCGGTGGCGGCAAGGTATGTGCCGATTCCTGCAACAGCCGAACCGACAAATGCAGCAACGCCACGAGCCGCAGATCCGAGCCACGCAGCCGACATCGCAGCCGTTGAAGCAATGGTCTTTCCGACAGCACCCGTGAGATTGGCCGCATACTGCGCCAGCCTCGCCGTCGCACCAGAAGCCCACCAGACGAATGATTTGTAGGTAAGCGCCAGACCGCCGACGATGTCGGTGACGAACCGAGCCATGCCGGAACCAGACACGGCAAACATCGCACCACGCAGAGTGCTTGACGCCATGACGACGCCGTTGAGTCCTCGCAGCGTTGCGGAGAAGAACCCAGCACCAGCGGCAATCCCGCGATTGAATCCCGTGAAGAACACCGGAAACATCGCCTGGGCTGCACTGGAAGCCGCCCCTGCCATTTGCATAAATCCGGCGGCACCAGAAACGGCGAATCCAGCCACCGCCGTGGCAGACGACGTTGCGAACCCAGCAATAGCACCGCTCGCAGTGGCGGCGAATGACAGCACGGACGCGGACGCAGCCAGCATTGACGAGCCGATTGAATTTGCGAGTGCGAGCGTGGCAGGCATTGCTACAAGCGCAAAACTCTTGCCAACGCCCGTCGCCGCTCCCATCAGCATCGCCAGCGGTGACAAAGCGAACGCCGCAGCCTTGCCGATTCCGGCAAACCCGAATGACGTCACCTGGAGCGAGATGCCAAGCCCTACCATTGCACTGCCGACTGCAACGGCAGCCACGGCCAACTTCGCAAACGCTACGACGGCTTCTTTGTTGTCGCCAGCCAGCTTCGTCAGTCCGTCAATCAGACCCGTGACGAACGGCACAATGTTTCCGAGAGCCGGAGCAACTGCGTCAGATATGGCAATCGCCATCCGTTGCATTGCCGCGAGGACTTGAGAGCCAGACCCAGCAAGGCCCGACATCAAAATTTTGTATTTCTCGCCAACTGGCAGCGCCTTCGTCATTGCATCGCGCATGCCTTCAAAACCATCCACGCCGGCAGTGGCAAGGATGGATGCGGCTCGAATCGCATCAGCGCCAAAGATGCGTCTGAAAACGTCGTCCTTCGCCGTCTGGTCAAGCCCGCCCATCGCTTGATTGAGCGTGTCGATAATCTCAACCATCGGCTTCATCTTGCCATCAGCGCCACGGAACGACTGCGTTGACAGTCCAACTTGAGTCAGAGCCGCAGCTGCATCGTCAGCCGGTGCCATCAACCGCATCAGCATCGTCTTGACGCTGGTGCCTGCGTCGCTTCCCTTTACGCCGTTGTTGGCAAGGATCGCCAACGTGGCAGACAGATCCTCAATGCTCTGCCCAGCCAAGCCGGCAACGGCAGATGACATCGAGAACGCTTCAGACATCTGAGCGATTGAGGTGCTTGACGCATCCGCCGCAGATGACAACGCATTTGCAGCGACATCAGACGACACCTTGAACACGTTCATGGCGTCCGACATCACCACAGCCGCTTGGGCAACGTCCATCTCACCAACCTTGGCGAACGCAAGAGCCGTCTCGCCAGCACCTCCAAGAACCGTGTCAAGCGACATGCCAGCCTTCAGCAACTCAAGCATGCCTTGGGCGGCTTCAGTCGGGCCAACGCCGAGAGCCTGCGACATCGCCATTGACGATGCCTTGATCTTGTCAATCTCAGCAGCGGTCGCCCCTGTGCTCGCCTTGATGTTGAGCAGCGTGGACTCAAACGCCGCACCCTGACGCACGGCAGCGACAATCGGTGCCGCCATACCAATGCCAGCCGCAGCCAGCTTGCCGCCGCCGGAGACGAGCGAGCGGCCCATGTTGCCGAGCGACTTATTGACCCGATTCAGTGCCGAAAAGAATTTGCGTGGATCGGCACCGATCTCAACAAACACGCCGCCGGCTCTGACTGCTCCTGCGCTCATACGTGTTTCTGCCAATCTTTCCCGAAAAGGCGTTTCAGATCATCAGGCGTCGCTTGCCGTGGTTTGGCCTTTTTGGCGTATGGGTTGAACTTCCGTGGGTCGGCTCTTGGTGAGTTCTTGTCTCTGTTCAGATTGGCTTGTTGGGCAAGGATGTTCGCCGTATGCCACCACTCGTGCTCTAGGCGGCTGTCTCGAGCGGCAAAGAGTTGTCTGACTGTCCACTTGCCGGGATGGACTCCGAGGATTCCGGCGGCTTCCCAGATGGCATCCCAGACGCTCCTGCCAGACTCTCCACCGTCGCCTTCTCCAATCCCGCCTCCGCTCTGCCCAGCATCTCGTTTTGCACTTCGTCCATCTTGGTTGCGAGAAGCCCGATCATCTTGCGGAGGCGCTGCGGGAAAAAATCAACAAGTTCGCCTTCCAGTGCCTTCGTCGCAGCGTCCAGCGAATCGCCACGCAGGCCGTCAAGGAAGTCTTCCTTAGACAATCCCTTGGCTTCCACCTGCTTGGTCAGCAACGCATAGAGAATCTCGCCAATCTTCGCGTATTGGCTTCGGAGAACTTGGAACGTCTGCGAGATGTTCGCAGCGTCAACCATGTCAAACGGCACAGCCTTTCGCTCGCCGCTTTCTTCGTCAACAACGTCAACAGTCACGTTGTCTCTGACACGAAGCGCAGACGCCACCGTCAACGCCACTTGCCACGGTCTGCCCTGGTCGTCTCTAAACTCACGCATCCTACTGCCTCTGCAATCTAGGGTCAGTCATCTTGCCTTCAAGCGTGAACGTCGCCACGCCATCAATCGGATCTGTCTCGCTAATGCCGGTCAGCACAGCCACAAACGAGAAGCCACTAGCACCGCCATAGACAGTGAACGTGCCGCCCGTGTGCATCTTTTCAAACGCAGTGCCGAGGTCTGCGGAGTCGTTCAACTCCACAGACACGGAGCACTCGTAGCCCGTGCTGTAGACGCCTGCGTAGCGACTTCCATACGGGTTGACGTCGATTGTGCGAGCCGACTCTGTCAGCGTCACGTTGCGAGCGCTGGTGATGTAGCCGCCATCCAGTTGGATGGTGCAGTCCTTCCCCAGCGTGATCGCCATTTAAAATTCCTTGAGCGTCACGTTGTAGGTTACGGCACCATCAATGCTGACGTTTTCCGAGACGCTCATCACCGAGTAAGAGCCGGATGTTCCGGCAGCGGTCAGCGACGTGATCAGACCATCGGGATCGTGGCACTCGATTTCCCACGTCTTCGTAACGAAGCCAGCCTTGCTCACCTTGCGGCCTGGAGCACCGGCAGAGCCGCCGATGTTGCTGCGGTTGCTGATGTCAATCGTTTCGCATTCCTCGGTGAACGTGGCCGAGATAATGCCTTCGCCAACCGGAGGGGCGGATGCGTCTTTGCCGAGCGAAATAGCCATGTGTGATTGTTCCTGTGCGTGCGTGAGTGGTTAGGCGCTGACGGTGCGGGAACCGCTGACGGTGAAAGTTGCAATGCCGTCAAGAGGCTGTGACTGTGCCACGTTCGTGCAGATGTAGGTTGCGTTTCCGGTCTGGGTCCCGCTGATGGTGAACGTGCCGCCGACGCTGACGCCTGGAGCGTCCACGCATTCCAGTTCAATCGTCTGCTCGATGAGAGCCTTGCGGAACTTGCGGGACGTGTCGCCAAACTTGGTGACGTCAACGTCAGACGCAGAGTTTGTGACGGTGCATGAGCGGGCGTTGGATACGCCTGTGATGGTCACGTCTTTTCCAAGCGTGATCTCAACTGTGCCAAGTGCCATATTGTGCCCTTGTGTGCGAGTGCCAGCGGTGCGGCTGGTTCGCTCACGGTATGGGCATTGGGGGCACTTTTAGAC